CCGACTCACGGGCAAATCTTATTACGCACCATGGTACTCGTTCATTTCGTCGGTGACTAGGCGTTGATCCTCCTCGACCCCCATGTCATCCTCGACAGCACGAATATAAGCTTCGTCCAAGATGTCTGTTATAGGTGTGCTACCATCCTCTCTTTCATCACAGAGTCGATTGGCAACCCCCTTAGCAAACTTGTACTTGTCCACTACCTGCCAAGAGCGTACGAAGTCATCTGCGGCCTCGTTAAATGGGTTGTTCACATCTCCGACTTCGAATGCGTAGGCAAGCGTGTCCACACCGATGCGAATCACAAGCTCGTCTCCTTCCACACCAACTTGCAGTGGTTGTCCTGCTAGGAATTTATTCATCGCTTTCTCCTGTCGTACGGGACGGCACGGTAGAACCAATAGCCACTTACCTCCGTGAGACGCTTAGCTAACGCCTTCATATACCTCTCATCGCCACTCATACTAGATCTGAAGCAGAACTCCCACCTCCCGAGTCTGACCTTGTCCCTTTTCTCCAGCACCCAGATCGTTTTCGTCATTAGTTTCCTCCTTTTGAAAATGCGTACACCAACCTTCATGCGGAATGGAACCTTCAGATCCCACCTCCGCATTCAGTGCAGTTGCCAAACTGGTCAAACTGAGCTTCAGACATACGCACCCTCTGCCTTACCAAAGCTTATGGATGAAGTGAATAACAACTCCGGCCACAGTGCCCCAGAAAAGAATGTTTCCAATGAAAATCATGACGATGATGCCCCCAGAAATTGCAACGATACTACTCTGCTTGTCTCTCATGATTCTCTCCTTAGATGTACTTTACCTTGGTCCTGCCCTCGTGACCGTGAACCCTTAGCAGTGTTTCCATGTCCTTGTAGATCCCAATGGACCCAAAGTTGTGCCAGTGCAGCGCACACTGCCCATCAGAGAACTCGACACCTTCAGCTACGATGCCGATCCCGCTGACGCCTGAGGCATCCTCGGTCCTTACCAAGCGAAAGGAGCGCATATCTTTGTTGTCGAACCTGCTGGGTGTCCTAGGGTACCCATTGCATGCCCCGGTCTCACCGCAGACGTGCTCGTAACCATACTTTCTGTCTTTGGAAAACTCAAGCTCTCTGGTGCAGGTGAATGCTGATGCTGGAAGCATACCACCAGAGTTATTGAATGTGATATGCGCCGTGTGCAAACCCTGATAGTGACAGGTTCCTTTCCTCAGGGCTGGGCAGTCGTGATGGTGCTCGTCTTGGAAGCATACACAACTATCAAAGCGTTCCCCGGGTCCGTTCTCCTCGGGTGTACCTTTAAGTTTTTCCATAGGCTCCTATCGAAAGCTGTATTCGACAATACGTTTGAGGTTCATTAGCACTTCCATGTCTGGCACATGGTTATCGAGCAAGGTGAAGATCTTGAGACGCAGATCCAGCATGGTTGACTCATACGGTGCGTATATCGGTTTGATTGCTGCCAATACACTCGGGAGATCTGGGGTTGTGGGCAAAGAACTGTTTACCTGTTCCGCAGATACACCACACATATGTTCAGGAGTGTCGAAGCGACTCGGCTTGTGTGCTACGAGACCCACATCTTTCATCGGTGGTTTGCCCCATTGTGATGCCATAGTTTTCTCCTTTTGGTTCCAGTTGTAGTGGTCGCAGGTGACCGTGTGAGGGCCACCTAGCAGACCACAGATACATTGGTATTCCACGGCTACAGGAGAGACCATGTGTAGGGATAATTGGGGGCATCCTGTATGAAGTTCACAGTCAGCGTGTTCGGGTCAGCAACCAACACTGTCTTGTAGCCAAGCTGCTTGGCTGTCATAACATGGTTGATCAATTCCTGAATCTGGACGATGTTGAACTGCTTGGGTCCATCAGCTAGCCCATGGACTTCTGGGAGCTGCTCTGTCTTTTTGTAATGGAACGCGCTCATGCCACGAACGCCACGTAGAGCCTGCAAGTACGTCTTGATTTCTGCTACCAACGCTTCGTACTTCGTTTTGTCGGTCGGCTTCTTTGCTTTCTTCATTATAGTCTCCCCTTTAATTGTTGAGCTTGGTAGCTCTGCGAATGATGTGGTTTGGTTTTGGGTCTTCTTCGTTGATGGTCTTCATGGCCGCTGCGAAGGACGGGAATATTTCCCTCAAACCCGAGTCGTGGGAAGGATGCCAAATCTTCTGGTACCCTAGTTTTTTGGATGCGTACTCGATGATCCACTGCTCGGGCTTGGGTTCTTCCAAGCGTACTGCTCGGTATCTGCTGCTGTCATCTCTGCCTGAAAATAGTCTCAGGGCTGCTGCTTCAGAGGGATACACACCATCGTAATCCATGGAGCGAGACCAGCCTTTTTCGAAGTTCCTTTCAACGATCCACTGCTCCTCAGGCTTCCCACCGAAGAGCGCAGGCCATGTGCCAGAGGTGAATTCTGGTGGGGTAATGAGATTTTTGGCTTCATCAAAGAAGACGCTAGTGTATGAAGCACCTCCAAATGGTACAGTCTCCCCTAGGGCTTCCCTGAGCTTTGCCGCAGCACGCTCATAGGTGTCTGCCTTGCCTGAGAAGTAGTAGGAACTACGATCATGTTCCTGTGCATCACTGAGATTAGTCCATGCTCTTTTTCTTTCCGCAAACTGCTCCTCACGCTCGGCACGCTTCTTATTCTCCTTGGCACGCTTGGTGAAGTACGTAGCCAGCTTCTGGAGTTTTACTTCTAGCTCAGCTGTGCAAGGTACGTTGTCCCTTTCTGAGAAGGCCAAGGGTTTCGGTGTATTGTGTAGGTTTTCAATCTGTTCTCTCAGTGCAGTATTCTCGTTGGCAAGTTTCATACCTGTTTCGAAGTTCTTCTGAGCCTGCTCCTGACTCTCCTCAAGTTCTGAGTAGACGTGTGCAATGGCGTCTAGTACCTGCTGCTTATTCATTTGCTTCTCCTTTTGGTGTTCCGAGTCTACCTAGAAGTGACTGCGCCTCTTTAACCTCTTGGTCACACTCTGGGCATTCCCCAAAATCGTTGTCTATGACGACTGTCTTGCCCCCACTGAAGTTCTGAGGATCACTCTGCTTAATAAAGTGTCCTCGAATACAGTAGAGCATATATCCCTCAGCTTTGGCGAGCTTCTCTAAGTATCCCATCAGAAGTTTCCTACCGCGACTTGGAAGACCCTTAGGCCTCGCGCACGGAACATGTCCACACATGGCTGATGATCCTCGAAGACTCCTCCGATTTCTTTACCGGGGTGAGATGATTTAATATGATCCAAAGCTAAACATTTGAGCACGTCAGCTTTTTGGTGGTCAGTATTCCCGCGCATGTAGATACACTCAAAAGGTATGCGATACTTGCGGAGCCAAGCGACTGTGGCTTCACGGACCACCTCTAAGCGCCCAGTCACCATAATGTTGATGTGACCTGCCGCAGCAAGTGCCCTAGCAACTGTGATCGTCTCCCAGATCGGTGTGTCCTTCCCAGTCTCCATGTTGAATGCATCCCAGTCTGCCGGGGTTTGTTCAATGAAATGCAGACGATGATCTATGTTTGCTAAAGTACTGTCAATATCCCAGATGTAGATCATATTGGTGATCCTCCGCGTAGTTCTCCAGTTCCTTGCGTTGCTGGGTAATCCTCAGCGTCCAGAAGTCTCCTCCAGTGCGCTCGGCGTAATCTTTAGCTGTGTCCCACACAAGCACAAGATTCTTCTCAAGTTCCTTTTGATTCTGAACCTTTTCTGTTCGCACGGTACAAACACCGGGGACCACCTCCCCCTCCCATCGACAACAGGGTATTCCGGCTTTCGTTCCACATCCGGGGCAGTCAATACTGATTATGTCCTCTAATGTCATTTCCCTATCCCTTCCTTGTCGAGTGCTTCATTGCACAAGCGATCCACGTACTCATTCCCGGGGTCCCCAGAATGTCCGTGTATGTGTTGCAGTGTGTGTCCTCCGCGAATGCGCAAGGCATAGGCTAGGACCCACAGTGGCACCAATTCTTGATTATTCACATCCCAGACATCGTTGACCTGATTCACTACCAACTTAGAGTCGCAGTAGATATCCAAGCCCATGATTTTGTGCTTCACTGCATACTTGAGGAGGTCAAGCAGCCCTTGGTACTCGGCATAGTTGTTGGTGTGCAACTCAGGGCCTAGGTAACGAGAGCCTGCCTCTTTGAAGTAAAGCATGTCATCTTCATTGCTGGTAATGGCAATCACCCAAGCGCAGCTGGTCTGGCCGGGATTGGATACTCGGCATGCGCCGTCAGTGTATGCTTTCATCAAATCTCCAAGTAGGCACGCAGGGCCATAGCTGCAAGTTGCAGCAGCTCCCCCTTCATAGCAGGCCGAGTGTCCCTTTGTTTGCCAAGATTGAATGCGAAGACTTCCTTCTTGAATTCTTCAAACTCTTCCTCGATCACCCCAAGATAATAATGGGGCAGATGGTGCTGTGCACAGTCATTCATGGGGAATAATTCGGTAGCACGTTGCACTTCTGTGGTTAGTGCAGTTATTGCTGCAAATGTATCAAGTTTCATTGCTTCTCCTCGTGTCCAAAGTTGAATCTGGTGTCCTCAGCCTCGATGTAGAACGTGTGATGGGCTGGGCATTCGTATTTGCGTTGATCCGCGTCCACCCATCCCGTCAAGTAACTTTGGGATGGGCACCACGGACAGTTTAGGTACTTCGGGTTATCCATGCGACTCCTATTTCTGCCAGCGATTAGCGATGTGATACTCAGCTTCCATGATGACTTTCTTCATCACCTCAGCTGCGGCACGTCTGAAAGCATCAGCAACAGCTTCGGCTACTTGCTTTGCAAAGCGCTTCGGACACTGCACGATGAGTTCATCGTGAATCATGGACAGAAGCTTAGCCTTAAACAGTGGCAGAATATGCCACAGGAAAGGTTTTCCATCCTTGTCAAAGCCACAGCCCATAGCACGCTTGATGATGCTGGCATTGCTGCCCTGAATGCAATGGTTCTTTCCCCGTCTTCCGATTGACCCAACCAGTCCGCGCATCGCTTGCCGGATCTCGTTATCCGTTGGCTCGCGGTGCGTCAGCTTGTGCTTTTCGTCAGCCGTGGGCTTACGCAAGTACTCAGCTGTGAAGTTGAAGATGTTCTGCTTCTGAACATCTTCCTCAAGTTCCAAGCGATCAGCATGCTCGTCCTTGAAATATTCCTTCGCACTCTCATAGGTCGGCTTGGGGAGTGAGCGTCTGCGTAGATACAGATCTCTTGCCTCAAACAGCCTCTGAGCCTTTTCACCAGACTCCCTCAGGTAACGCCAGACATCAGGGAATGCGGCTTCGTGCTGTTTCATGAGACGCTTGGCTTCTTCTTTGGAAATACCTAACTCATCAGCCAGCGCATCAGGTCCACCACCGTAGCAAAGTAAGAAGTTGATTGCCTTGGTGTGCGCACGCAATTCTTCGTGCTTGGGGCATCTGCACTTCTGTTTCCTCTGCTCACCCTTTTCATCCAGTTCAAAGTATGCGCAGGGTGGTAGTGGCTTTCCTTCTTTATCCAGTTCTCCGGGTTGTGCTGCACCATTCGCCCACTTCTCAGGCTCCAAGATCTCCGTGGAAACTGAGTGGACATCCCAGCCGTTAGCGAAGGATCTGATCCACGATGTGGCATTGGCCAGTTCTGCGATGATCCGCAATTCTGCCCCTGACATATCAGTCGTGACTAGAACATATTCCTCAGCGTGCGTCAGGCAATCCTTGCCACATTTCCTGCAAATGTGCCTGAGGCAACCATCGCCAAGCATGCAGAAGTCTGTTTCATCTTCGCAGCAATCTGAGATGCGAATGTCCTCGTTAGGTGGGGACACAATAAAGCAAGCGCGGACCTCATCATCTTTCGGGAGGTTCATTACGCTGGGCTTTTCGGAGGAGCTACGCCCAGTCTCAGCTTCAAGCTGGTTGAACTTCGCGTGTATCCTACCATCCCATGGATGTACCCAGCCTTCCTCTGAGGATGCCTTGGTTATCCATGTCTGCGCCCACTGCACACCGTACGTGCCTGTGTCCTTCTTGCCCTTGCGGTATTTGCGAAGAGTCTGAATGAAGGGTCTATCGTTGTATTCCAGAAGATCGTCATCTGCCACACTCTTCAGGGTGCTCATACCGCGCACCTTCTTTAGAGCTTCGAGCAGCTGGTTATTGGAACCGTAGTTGAGGTAAGCATCACCCTCACAGGTTTCAACTTTGATTTTCCACTTCGTGTGGTTCTTGCTAATCTCCAAAAATGCTTGGTGAGCTACTTGCTTAGCTTCGGATCGGACTTTCTTAAGGACAGCCAGCTCAGCCCTGAGTACGGCCTTCTTCGCATTGTCACGCGTAGCGCGAATCTCTTCAGCCTTTGCCATCTCTGGGGAAGATGCCAACTCAAAATCATTCCGCCAATGGATCTCGCGCCTGTTCATCTCCTCGAAGTCAATCTGTTCATTCTTCTTGCCCATGAGCCTGATGAATTCGATATCGAGAAGACGCAGTTCATCTACACGTCTTGCAACTACACCCTCAAGTCGCTTAAGCCAGCGCTGGCCATCAAGGAGCAGGCCATTAAGGTGCATGTCTGTGTAGGAACCCAATGCATCATTCTCAATCAACGCAGTGGAGAGCAGAAGATCCTTCGTCATCTCCTGAATCTGCGACTCACGCATGGACAGCGGCATACGTGTATCGAAGGCTGCATAGAGGATCATCTTCGGAGTCAGTACTGCATCTGGCTCGAATTTGTCCTGCTCCTCTTTATCTACAGTCACGCTGAATCTGCGCTCTACAATCCTGCGCATGGAGAATTCGACCATCCTCTTCAGACTGATGCGACCGGCTTGAATGACACGCTCCGCTAGGTCGGTGCTGTACAGATGCCAAATGCGCTGCCCGAAGTTCCAATACATCACTTCATATTCGAAGGAGAGGTTCTGTCCCACTTTCAAAACCGCATTGCCACATAATGCTGGGGTGAGAATATCGAAGATTGGTTTATAGATGGGGTCGAGTTTATAGTAACCCTGAGAACTTGCTAGCTTTTCTGGTGTTCCAGCGAAGGCTAAAAGATCAATCACGAACTGCTGTTCCTTATCGCCAACTTGGATTGTGCGCAGAATTCTGAAAAAGAAATCATGCACCCAGTTGGACTCTGTGTCAAACCCCATGGGGCTGCGAGTCTTTATTTTCTCAGAAATCCATGCAGCAAGCTTTGGCAGTCCATCACTGGGGGTCACCACAGTGACATTCATCGGGGGATTCAGATGCTCAAGGTCCAGTACCTTCATCGTCGAGACTTCAGGCATTTTAGGTGCTCCGTGATTTTTGTCAACTCTTCTAAAGTGGCATCACTCTTGATGCGATTTGCTCTGCCAGAGATTACCTGTATATTTCCAACCACATACCCAAACTCACTGTGCTTTTCTTTACGTGGCTGGAGATGTTCTAGGTCCAGCACCTTGTACTGCGAAGGGTTATCCAAAGGGTCTTCTCCATCCGGTACCTCGGAGGTACCGCATCTCTATTTCCAAAATTGTCTGCGGCCTTTGTACCTCAGGGCACTCATCTTCTTGATATACCTGTTCAGATAGGATTGTGCTATGGGGAGCATGTCACCCTGCGCTGCTGCGACTGCTGCCCGCCAGTTCTTGATTTCTCTCGCCAGTTCTTGGCGGGACCGGCTGATCTCCTCAGGAGTCCTTTTCATGCCCCAAGCCTGCCCTTTGTCTTTGTTCTCATATAGATAGCTCACTTTCTCTGGGGAAGACCTTGGGGCAAGCTGCTCGTAACTCCTAGTGTCCCTATCACTTCCCTCTAAGTTGTTGATTCTTGGTAATATGCTTCCCGGAAGCCTATGGGTTATTATACCGTGTTTTCGTACCCAAAGTCAACAGGAGAATTCTCTTTGTTTTCAACAATTTGCAAAAGGCTCCATGTGGGAGTATAGAAACAAAGGACTTACGGGTTTTTATATCAAAATGAGAATTATTTCGTCAGGGGGCTTGACAGGAGAGGAATCGTGTGGTATAATTTTTACATAGTCACAAGTACCAGTTTATTGACCCCGGGGGTGCCCCCTAGTTTCCTCCTTTTCTTCTTAGGGCACCCCCTCAGCGGTCCAGATAAAAGTTTGGGCTAAAGTTTCGTAAGGAATGTGCGGACAACCCTCCGCACGCCCATCGAGTTTGTTCCAGCGATATGTAGGCTCGGAATGAGGATATCGCAGAATGACGTGAGCGGGACGACACGATAAAATCGTCCCACAGTTTTTAAGCCCGTGTAGCTCAGTAGCAGAGCGGCTGATCTGTAATCAGCGGGTCGAGTGTGCGAATCACTCCTAGGGCTCCAAGTTTCGACCAACGGACTCCAACGTTTAAACATGGAGGTACCCAGTCGAATAGCTGTGCTGAAACCACGGCATTCGTGTATGGCGCTACGACCGCCTTAGCACGAGTAAAAGACTCACCCGGGCAACCATAAGAACCCCGTGATGGTGAGACTCAGCAACACGATGGCTGAACTAATGGCAGGGCGTGGCACACTTCCGCGTCCCTTATGATCAGGTGAGACCCCTGAAAAGCGATGGGCATCTGTGACCTGACCCATTATTAAAGTCCATAAACCCTTTCTGTCACACACAAAGGGATGGACAATGTGTAACGCTCTGGACCCGGAGGCTAAATAAGGGCGACCTTCGACCAATGGACGTTCAAGCAAGCAAGGCCGCTTGGCGGAACCAGTCGAAGATGAGCGGTCCCTGCTCGGCTCTGATGCATCAGCGCCTGAAAGCGTGACATAGGGTTTTCAGGCAGACTTTTTCCCGTGTACACAATAAAGTCTCCAAGTTTTTAGCAAGCGTGCTGGTGCAGCCGGACATGAAATAAGTTACCCGGGCAAGTACGCATGTGGGCCACTCATCTAGTGGGAGGATACCTGCCAACAGGGGTTCGAATCCCTTGCGGTCCACCAAGTTTTGTGCTCTGGTCTAACGGCAGGACTCCGCACTGTTAATGCGAAAGGTGCAGGTTCGAATCCTGCGGGCACAGCCAAGTTCTGCTTCGGCAGATGCATCAGTCTCGTTGCAGAAATACGTAGACCCCGAGCGACTGGGCGCGTGAGCGGAGCCGCACATAATACTTTAATAACCAAGGGAAGCCCTAACCGGCTTCCCTTTTTTATTGCTCAAAAGATCCAGCGGTGAGCAACGAGGCCCGAACGCACAGACTGTGCTCGTGGGCTTGGAGAATACCGTGACACACCAAGAGTACGATTGCAGTGACCCCTTACCGCATGCATATCGGTGGGGCTGCAATGCAGATAGTGCACTATCACCCGAAGAACTACAAGATTTCAAACCCCAAACAAGGAGACTCAGACATGACTACGGCAGAACAGGTAGCAGTGAATGAAGCAAAAGCAGTCGAGGTAAAGGCTGAAGCAGTGAAGCAGGTTGAGTATGAAAAGACTCAAACAGAGGTTGCTAAGGCTGCCGAGGCGATCAAGGCAGAGACCACCAAGGATGTTCCAGTACCTGCCAAGCGTACGAAACAGCCTTTGACAGCTGAGGAAAAGCTAGTTCTACGAGAGATCGAGAACGAATACCTGAAGGCACAGATTCAGATCACGACTCTGAGCAACACTACGCAGAACGCGCAAAAGAAGTTTACGACTACGGTAGAAGGCTTTGGCAAGAAGTACGACATCATCCCAGCTGAAATGCAGTTTGACAACGTCGCGCTTGAGTTTGTAGCGGTACCAAAGAAACAGTAAGGAGCCAGCGATGGCAGATGAAACGACTCAACCCTCCGAGGCTCTCCCAAAAGGACCCTCGGAGGAGATTATTTTGAAGGCCACAGGGCCAGTAAAGGTGGTCCGTGGCAGGCGTGGAAGATTCACCAATCAGAAGATGCCCAAGACCGTAGACATCACTCGAATGGTGAGAAATCTGATGCTCGAAGAGGACACAGAAGATGGGCAGAAAAAGATCCTCAAAGTATTCAGCAATCTGTACGAGAATGCCATTATGTCCGCATTCAATCCCGTGTTCGATAAGTTGGGGAACCTAGTCATGGTTGACGGGAAACCTCTGATGGTTAAAGATGCGAAAATCGCCATGTCCTCTGCTCAGAACGCTAAGATTCTTCTGGAGAGAGCGTACGGAGACGTACCCAAGAATGAAGAAGAGATCGAAGCTGGAAAAACTCAGGGCGTGAAAGTGGTGATGATTCCGTTCCCAGAAGTACTGATGAACCAGATTGTGAAGGAAGATCGGCCCCGTGAGCCGTTGAGGCCCGCCTTTATCGAGGCAGAAGGCTTCACAATAAACGAGAAGTAAGGACTCAGGTGTCATGCCGCGAAAAAAAATAGTTGAGGACAAAGAACGACCAGCATATATCAGCTCAGATGGAATCTTGGAGATTAGCAAGAAATTCAAGCTGCAAGAAAAGCAGACTGAGCTTTTAGAGTTGCGTACCCGCGATGGGGTACCTTATTTGATGCCCGTAGCCCCGCAGTGCCTGAGTGTTGGTGGCTTCCGATCTGGAAAAACTGTAGGCTGGCTGATGTACATTGTCCAGAACTACTGCTTAGCCTATGACAACTGTGATGTCCTTGTTCTTCGCAGAACTTTCAAAGAGTTAGAGTCTGGCGCAATTCAAGACTTTAAGACTTTTGTGCCTCAGGAGCTGTACAAGTACGACCAGACTAAGCACGTAGCGACATTCATGAATGGATCACGCGTTGTTTTCGGCCACTGCCAGAACAACAAGATGCGTGACATCGACCAATACTTAGGAAGTTCGTATCCTGCGATCCTCGTAGACGAATGCGGACAGTTCTCTCCTGAAGCATGGGGCATGCTCTACTCACGTAACATAGTGAACGGAGCTTGCATACCGAATCAGCACGGGCATCTGCCTATTCCATTCATTGTTGGTTGCACAAACCCACTTGGACCTTATTACGAATACTACCGAACACTGTTCGTGCAGAAGGAACCATTCGAGAAGCCCGAGGATGCTAAGAAAGACTCAATTGGGCAATGGTGGGTAGAGTCAAATGGGGAGTGGCTGAACATATACGATCCCTTGCTCTACGCATACCAGCGCTCGACTGCTCTGGATAACCCTGAATTCTTGAAGAGAGATCCCGGGTTCATCGCTCGCATGAATTCTCTGCCCAAAGCGCAGAGGGACAAGAAACTTTTAGGATTAGATGGCTCCGTCGAAGGTCAATACTTCGAATGTTGGGACCCGTACGAGCACGTTATAAATTTACGCGAAGATCCAGAGGCAATAATCTGGCAACCATGGCAACCTGTCTGGGGGAGTCAAGACTGGGCCATGGGGAAGCACTACAATGCCGCGTACTTGTTCACCAAAGCGCTCGTAAAAGTGGGAATTGGAAACGATTACAAGACAAAAACGGTGTGCTTCAAAGAGCATATGTCTCTTGGTGGTAAAACCCACATAGAATGGGCCGCGATTTTCAAGAGCATGTGCAAATTGCCCACCGGGGAGCTTGTAACCCCCAAGGCAATACTGTTTTCACATGAAAAATTCTCCAAACAAGTAAGCGCACACTCCCCAGCAGATGAATACTCCGCTGAGCTGATAAAATTAGGGTTGCCGAGGGTGACCCGAGCAGCTGCAGCCGCAGGCGACCGTGTTGCAGGTGCATCTTTGATCTACAACATGCTCAGAAATGGAGAGCTGGTTGTCTTGGACACCTGTCAAGACATCATAAATGCATTTCCGACGCTGATGCGTGACCCGGATATGCCAGATGACGTACTCAAGGTCGATACGCGAGGTGATGATGCGTATGACGGCTTCAGATACGGCATTTATGGCATGCACAAGTCGAAGAAGAAGCCGCAAAGTCAAAAAGTAGAGGAGTATGCTAAGACACTCGACCCGATGGCTGCGTGGTTTTACAAAATCAAGATGATTCATGACGCACCGAAGCCAAATGTGCCTTTCCGACAGCGTGAACAGCCTGTTTGGTTAGGGCACTATAATGGACAGGTCTAGGAGGACTCAGATGGACGGATATGAAGAGACTTGGGGGGCAGTAATACGTCAGTTCTTCCGCGACTTGCTCGGTAGTAGGTACATGGAGCACCTTGAAGAGGAGCTTACTCGTCTCAGGCAAGATCAAGATAGATCACTCCACGAAAAAGATGTTATAATCGCAACTTTGAGAGAAGAAAAGCAGCAGCTTAATACGAAGCTCATAGTTTACGAAAATACCGTGCTGGCACACAGCTCGCGCATGGGTGCAGAGGTCGTTGCTTACCAAAAACCGAAACCTCCCTCTCCAAAGTTCGATTTTTCCAGCCTTCCTCCTACAAAGTCTCGCTGGCAAGTGGTCCAAGAGCAACACGACACACAAATGGCAAAAGAATTGGCCGAAGAGGCAAAAGCACCTAAGAAAACCGAAGAACCTGCTACCAGAAACTTCGCAGGCGAACAAGGAGCAGGATAATGGCAGAAAAAGAAAAGAAAGCAGAGTGTTACGGGGATTTGTGCAGCATTCACGTCCGCTGCGCGGAAAATGGCTATGAGATCTGCTGCAACTACAACTCGGAGCAAACTTTGAGTCAAAAAGCGGGTTGGGTGCCTTGTTGTCCGAGTGAAAGCAAGGATTACGTGGAAAAAACCCCGGAAGCTGCGGCAAAACAGTTTTTGGAGATTCTGAAACACAAGAATTGCCCATGCAGTAAATAGACGGCTACAGCCGAGGAGAAATTGAATGTACACTACAAAAACAGGTCAAAAGTTCGGCAGCAGCTTCGTTGGTAAGAAAAAGGACGCGCTGCATTCCGCCGACGAGAATGCTCCGCATTTAGGTCCTAAATCTACCGATATGCCCTCAGGGAGCCCTTCGAATTCCGCTGCTAAAGAACCTTCACGTACGAACCCAGCGGGAGAGGCAAAGTTTTCTGCAGCGAACGCAGCTGTGCCTGATAACGATGTCAAGGCAGAGCCAGAGGGAGTCGATGCAGGAGCCGTAGCAGCTGAGCACGGACCCGCAGCTAGCGTTACGACACATCATGATCACAAAGCTGGAAAGCACATGGTAGTTTCTCATCACCCAGATGGGCACATGCACTCTAGTCAGCACAAGTCGCATGCGGACGCACATGCTGCCGCGAAACAGCTGTCAGGCCCCGCGAATGAAGAGAACACGGACAAAGATCCGAACGCTGATGCAGGACAGGGCAATATGTTTGGTGGTGGTGAGAGCGACGGCTTCAACATGCCGAGCTTAGGGTAAGGAGATTAGCAATGGCAACTATGTCCAAAGATGGATCGAAGAAATTCGGGTCGGCATACAAAGCTAAACGGTACGACTCGTACCACGATGGTGAGCAAAAGGTAGAGGATGTCACACCTGAGCATCATGGGGAAGATCACGCTAACCTAGAAGGTGCAGACAAGGTAATGAAGAATGAGCACGCTGAGGATGCATCTGTGAGTACGCCTGAGTCGGTTGTGCAGGCCCACGGTCCTGCTCATACTACCCATGTTGATCATTCTGACGGTGGGCACAAGGTCACTTCAACTCATGATGATGGCTTTGAGCACACGATGACCCACGGAAGTGCCAAAGAGGCGCATGACAGTGCTGAGAAACTTTCTTTCGAAGCAGGTGGGGAAGATCAGAATCGTGATGTGAAGAAGATGGATCACAAGCCGCAGCAATCGGCAAAGTCTGAAGAGGAAAACTTCGAGATGCCGGATCTTGCATGAGGAGCGACAATGCCAGCAGGAGATCAAATGCAGGATCAAAAGTTTCTGCTGGACAATCAAAACCGTCCCAAGCCGAAACCTAAGCGCAAGTTTACATTTGTAGTAAAGAAACCAAAGAAGGGCGAAGGGTTCCTCAGCGCAGACTTTGATACTCGTAATCCCGGGTAAAAAAAAAATGATACACGGAGGTGGGTTATTCCATTTGTCAGCGCAAAGCAGCGTGCTTTTGGGCACGCAAACCCTGAGAAATTCGGAGGGGAAAAGGGTTTGAAGGAGTGGGAAAGCTCTACGCCCTCCAAGTTACCTAAGTACAAGCACGGTAAGACCACATCACCAGATGTGAAGAAGAAATTCGTTTACCGAAAGAAATCGTAGGTGCCTTATGGTTGGAGTAGGAAGAAAAAAACATAAAGTGGACCTTGGCAGCAAAGGATCATTCTCCGTCAACAAAGGAGGATTGCATCGAGCGCTGGGTGTCCCTGAAGGTAAGAAACTCACATACGCTCAGAAGACACCTAAGCCGGGAGACAGTGAGCATATGAAGCACATGAAGGCTTCGGCAAAAGGTTTTGCCGCGATGCACCACTAAGAAGATCTCTGGACCTCGAATCCAGAGTTAGGGCCGGTTGAGTGACTTTCACACTCCCGGCCTGTCCTATGAAAGGGGACAGTATGCCATACGCAACACCAGAATTACGTCATAAGAATTATTTGGAAAACAAAGAGAAGCAATTGCAACAATCTGCGGAATGGGCCAAGTCTCACAGGGAAGCATGCAGAGCTAACTACACAAAATGGGCGAAAAAATATCCCGAAAAAGTTAAAGCTCGTAGGAAGAAGCACTACGAGGAGACCCGGGAAAAGGCTCTTGCATACAGTGCGAGGTACCGTGAAGAGAATCCTGAAGAAGTAAAAGAGGGAATCTCTAAGTGGCGAAAAGAAAATCCTGAAGCTCAGCGTATGCACGGTCATGTGCGTAAAACAAGAAAGACTATGGCCGGTGGTTCATATACGGTTGCGGAATGGAAAATTCTCTGTAAAAAGTACGGGTACAAATGCTTACGTTGCAAAAAGAAAAGAAAGCTCACAGCGGACCATGTGATCCCTATAAAGTTGGGAGGCACAAGCAACATTGACAACATACAGCCGCTGTGCGGTCCATGCAACTCTAAAAAGGGTGCAAAGGTCATAGACTATAGAGTCCAAGGAGAAATAAATGCCGGATGAAGTTAATACCCTGACTACGAATGCTCCTAGTCCTCCTAGTCCTTTGCCGTATGAGCAACCAGAGAATCCTAATTCAAGTCCTTTGGGTGTGTACGCTCCGTTTCCATATTCTTCCGAGCCGTTCGCGGAGCTATCGGAGGATGCAAAGGGAGCGCTCCTCCAACTTGACATAATCGCAACAAAGACCGATGTTGCAGCGCGTAGACTCGAAGTAGAACAGACATAAACAAACCTGTGTCGCCCATACGTAAGTATGGATAAAAATAACAGAGAGAATTCGGTGAAACACCCCGCAAGGGTCAATACCGAGCCGAGCCTCGAAAGAGGAAGGTGTAACGACTATCCCGCAAGGGAGTAGGGGTCAGTGACTCCGAAGCACTCTGCATCCTGAAAGGGATGATGATATAGTCTGAGCTGCATGGTAACATGCAGAGTTAGAATGGAAACGATTCTAGCGCAACAACTCGAAGTCAAAGCCGAGGGGGAAGCTTTACATTTTGACCGAGGCTACCAGCATTTGCTTCGTGGCAAACAGGGCGGCTGGATTCTCCCGGGACAAGCCTCAGGGTTTGGCCCAGCATCCCAGCAGTCCAGCAACACAATTTACGATACCAACATCTACACAGGCAAGGGAGACATTATCTGCACCTCCTTAGCTAGAGAAGTCCCAGCGGTAGAATTCTTCCCGATGGACCCCGACTACGGGCCAGACATCGTAGCGGCAGCAGAGGCTGATAATTTCAAAGAGATTTACGCCCGTAACAATAAGCTCCAAGAATTGATTGCGCAATGCGCTCGTATCTTCTGGAACGAAGATAGGATACTTGCTTGGACTCGCTATGAGTTGAACGGGCAGCTGTATGGGTTCGAAGATGATTCCCCTGAGGAGGCTCCAGTAGTTCCTGAAGATCTGCTTAACCCTCCAGATGACACCCCCACTGGTCAAGAAGGTCTCGATGACTTTCTTCAACAAGTGGAGTCTCCAGAAGAGGAGGAGACAACCGAAGTCCAAGCCGAGGGCGATGATGAAGGTATGCAGGTGCAGGTTTCTTCACAAAGGAAACCTAGGGGACAAGAAGTCACCACAATGCATGGGAAGATGGATCACAAATGTCCCATCGCAGTTGATGCCATCAAGGATATGCAGTCCGTTCAACTGTACCTAGATCTCGATGTGGCTATAGTTAAGGCTACATTTCCTTGGATTGCGGACAAGATTAAGCCCGGATCTGATGGAAATTCCGAGGTTGAGCTAGACAGAATCGGCAGAGAGAATACTCGGCAGGCTGTGCTTGGTGCGTACGTGACAGGAGATTCCCTGCAGCGCCACACAGTTGTAAAGTACACATGGTTTCGTCCTTCGATGTTCATGGACGACTCAGTCAACGACCTAACGCGAGCTGAGCTGCTCGAAGCTTTTCCCAATGGCTGTTTACTGGCTAAGGCCGGTGCAAACTACGCCTTCTCTCGTAATGAGAGTATGGATAAGCACCTTGCTATAGCTCACTGCAAAGCTGGCAAAGGACAAAACAGAATGGCCTTAGGGTCAGCTCTGATTTCCATTCAGAAACGCATCAATGACTGGGTCGATCTACAGGATGATTTCTTCAAGCGCACTGTCCCCAAGAAGTGGTTCAACGCTGAGGCTTTCGATATGGAAGCCATGAAGGATCAGACTAACGTCCCCGGAAGCTCAGGCCAATTCGAGCCGCAACCCGGGCTCACTACCATGGATCAGTATATTATGCTGGAACCAACACCTCAGCCGCAGGCAGCAATGGCTGAGATGATCAAATGGTTTATCACAA